GCGCGGGAGCAGAATCTTCAGATTCAAGCAGACCGGCTCCGGGAGGAAAAGGACAATGAGATCAGGAATCTTAATGCTCGGGCTACCGCTCTTACTAACAGCCTGCGCGACAGGCCGAGTCGCACCGCCCCCGTTGCCAGTACCGTGCCCAGTAGCTCCGGCACTACCTGCCCCGCCGTCGTATGTACTGGAGCAGGACTATCTAAAGAGGATGGAGAATTTCTTGCAGGGGAAGCTGCCCGAGCCGACGAAACCCGAGCCCTCCTCAAGCAATGCTACGAACAATACGAAGCAGTGAGGCAAAAATGAAAGAAGTTTGGGAAAAGCCAAGGCCAAAAGATCTGGGTAAGCCAGAAAAACTGAGCCCCAATCAAAAGAAAGCCGCCAAGGCGTTTGCCAAAAAGACTGGCACTAAGTATCCCTCTTTGGTGGCTAATCTGCATGGTGCCAAGGCTAAGAAAGGTGGCTGGTAATGGCTGTCTCGATGACCTACAACTCGCTGTTTAACGACATTTCCAGCTATCTGGAGCGTACAGACACCGCCACACTGGACAAGATCCCAACCTTCATTATGCTGGCTGAGCAGATTCTTGCCAGCGAGATCAAGTTTCTGGGCAACCTAACGGTCAATGAGTCTACGATGGTGGCCGGCAACCCGGTGATCACCAAGCCTGCCCGCTGGCGCAAGACGGTTTCCATGAATGTGACGGTAGATGGCGCAAGGCAGCCTGTTTTCCTGCGTACCTATGAGTTCATGCGCCAATATTGGCCTGATGAAGCTCAGGAAGATGTGCCCAAATACTACGGCGACTATGATTACACGCATTGGCTGGTCGTTCCTACGCCGGCTGCAGCCTATGATTTTGAGGTGATGTACTACGAGGAAGTTCAGCCTCTGGATGTCACCAATCAGACCAACTGGTTTACCCAATATGCTCCGCAGGCCATGCTGTATGGCTCCCTGCTGCAGGCCATGCCCTTCCTGAAGAACGATGAGCGGATGCCTATGTGGCGGGCGGAGTACGACAAGATCGTTGCCCAACTGAAGACAGAGAACATTCAGCGTCTGGGTGACCGTCAGGCGATTGCTCAGGATAGCTAATCATGACTTTTACCAGTCCGTTCACCGGGGATGTCATCGTCCCAACCGATGTCAGCTATCAAGAAATATCCCTGACAACGAATAAGACGCTCGTATGGCCGACTTTTGCCACGGGTAGTGATCTTTATGCCTCCCGGATCATCGACGTTACAGCGAACGCTGCAGGCCGTACCTTGACGATGCCTGCGGCTGATCAGGTGTCGGTGGGTACGGATTCCCTGATCAACAACTTCGGCGGTTACGACGTTGATGTTTTGGATAACGATGGCGGCGTAATTTGTACTGTAGCGTCAGGCGAGGCTCAGTACATTTACATTACTGACAACACCTCTGCTGCGGGCGTGTGGGGCATCATTGCTTTTGGCTCGACCACGACTACATCTAATGCCAGCGTTTTGGCTGGGCTTGGGCTGGTGGCTATATCGACCACCCTGAATCAAAGTCACCCAGCCTCATCTTTTGTCAACGGTTATACCTTTGTGGCAAATGACCGGGCACAGACCAAGGTTTGGGCTTCTGGTGCCGGTTCTGTCACCCTGCCGGACGCCAGCACGATTGGCAACAACTGGTTCTTCCTGTTGAAAAACAATGGCACCGGGACGTTGACGCTGGCTTGTGCTGGTGTAGACACAATTGACGGCAGCACCACAAAGAATTTCGCCCCCAGTGAGTCTGCTTTCATTATCAGTACGGGCTCAGAGTTTGTGACTGTTGGCTACGGCCAGAGTTCTAACTTTGTTTTTACCGCGCTGGTTAAACCTGTCACCAGCGGAACCTATTACATCACCCCCAGCGAAGCCTCAAATACGATCCAAGAATACGTCGGCAGCCTTACGGGTAACGTCATTGCGCAGTATCCGCCAGCAGTTAACCTGTACATCATTTCCAATCAGGTAACAGATAACGGGTATTCGTTGACAATTACCACCGGGGTTACTGGTGGTGCAAATGCAATTGTGCCTCCGGGGCAGCAGGTTACGTTAATCTGTGATGGCACCAACTTCTTAAATGCCAATACGGTTCAGGCGGGTGCTACTTCGATCAGTTTGATTAACGGCTCTGTGGGTACGCCTGCGCTTAACTTTGCTGCTGAGACAAGCACAGGTATTTACCGTCCGGGTGCTGGAGAGATGAATATTGCTATTCTGGGCACTGATCTGGTGGAATTTACCTCGACGGGCATTAACGTAATTGGCTCAGGAAACTTCACTGCAGGGATTGCTGGCGGAACCTTCACATGACCAAGAAAGTATTTTCTCTTGATACAAAGCCCGGCGTTCAGCGGGACGGTACTGTTTTCGACAAGCAGTTCTATAACAGTGGCCGCTGGGTTCGTTTTCAGCGTGGCCGCCCAAGAAAGATGCTTGGTTATCGTCAGATCGTTGGCGATATAGCTGGCCCATCACGGGGCATTTACGTCAACGTCCAGAACAATTTCAACTATGTATTTAATGGATATTCTGATGGCCTACAAGTCATCCCAATCGATAACAATGGAATTGGCTCTGGCGTCAGCAACTTTACTCTGTCTGATTTTACGCCAGACGTAAATAACCTTTGGCAGTTTGACACCCTGTATGACACCACTGGCGGTGGTCAGGAGTCTTTGGTTGCCCACCCCGGCCAGAATCTCAGCGACATCTCTAATGATGTGAATACGCCTGTACTGATTGGCGATTTGACTGGTACGACCATGTCTGCGGTCATGGATGGCATGACACCCATCGAGGTTAGCGGTGGATGCGTCGTGCTTCACCCGTACCTGTTCGTTTACGGGAATAATGGCCTGATCAAGAACTGCGCTGCGGGAGATCCTACGGATTGGACTGGCGCTGATGCGAACGAGACAAACGTTGCCGGCACAAAGATTGTGCAGGGCTTGCCTGTGCGAGGCGGTTCTAACTCCCCGTCTGGCCTCTTCTGGTCTTTGGATTCACTGATCCGGGTCTCGTACAACCCGACCACCATTTCCAATGGTGTGACAACCACCACCCTGTACTGGCGGTATGACATTATCTCCAGTCAGTCTTCTATCTTGTCTGCGCAGTCTGTGATTGAGTACGACGGCATTTATTACTGGTGTGGCGTTGACCGATTCTTGATGTACAACGGTGTTGTCAAAGAGATCCCGAACAACATGAACCAGAACTGGTTCTTCGATAACCTGAACTATGCGCAGCGCCAGAAGGTCTATGTATCCAAGGTGCCTCGTTATGGCGAGATCTGGTGGTTCTATCCTCGTGGCGACTCTACTGAGTGCAATGACGCGATTGTTTACAACATCCGTGAGCAGACTTGGTACGACGCTGGCGAGGCTTTGGGTGCCCGCAGGTCGGCTGGGTTCTTCTCTCAGGTTTTCCATTACCCTATCAATGCCGGGACGTATATCAATGCCAGCGGTGGCGCAAACCTGTTTACGTTAACTGCAGGCTCTGGCTATACCAACGGCACTTATACCAATGTCGCCATGACTGGCGGTACTGGGACTGGTGCTCAGGCGACCATTACAGTGGCTGGCGGCGCAGTAACAGATGTCGTTATTACCGCCAACGGAACCGGCTATACGGTGGGCGACCAATTAACTTATGCCCTGCCGGGTGGCGGGACTAACTTTAAGATCACGCTTACGCATGTCATGGACTTTGTTTCCCTATGGCAGCATGAGTTTGGTACGGATGAGATCAAGGGCGTTCAGGTCAGCGCCATCGAGAGCTACTTTGAGACCAATGACCTTGGCTGGGTGTCTGGTGGCCCGTCTCAGCCTGCAATGGTGGGTGACAACTTCTGGCTGCATCTGGAGCGCGTGGAGCCTGACTTTGTGCAGTCTGGCGACATGGAGCTGTATGTCACTGGCCGGCCCTATGCGCAGGAAGATGATCAGACCTCTGCGGCTTATGTCTTTTCTCCTGATACCGGCAAAATTGACATGCGTGAACAGCGCCGGGAATGTAGACTGAAGTTTGTATCAAATACGGCCAACGGTGATTACCAGCTTGGTCGCCTGCTCCTGTCAGCCAACGTGGGTGATGTCAGGGGCTACTAATGGCTAACGTATCGCTTATTTATGATCCGAGGGGGCATACATTCGATTCGTGGGCATGTTTGATGTGTGAGCTGTACGCAACGCAGCAGTTGGCAATACCAGAGCCCGGAACTGACTGGCGTCAGTGGGGCGAGGGGCTAAAGGCAATTGATGTTTTTACAAATGAAGGCATACCGGGGCCAGCCGTCTTTAATGATTGGCAGGATTGGGCGCAGGCTGTTGTAGGAGCAATATTACCTAGATAACAATGATCGACTTTATAAAACTATTCAACGCTACAGCAAGAGTCGCAAAACCGATGTCCCCAGATTTTGATAATGCAAAGAGTCTGGATGATCAACTTCAAGACATAGACATAGACAGTCTTGATAGTTTGCTAATTGGTTTGTATTTGTGTGAACTACACGGGATCCCTGACGATAAGGGTAAGGAGTTGATCCCGGTTACAGTTCGGCACATGCATGACTTTGTAATGGAGCATAAGACAAAAGAGCCGGAGTCTCTTGAGGCGGCGATAGAGGCCATCAAATGATCTATCTGACCCATTACAGGACGGCGGCTACCAGCAATGTTGAGCTGATGGAGGATGCAGTCTACCCGCAGCGGGTTCACTGGTTCCCAGAGACTTATGCCAAGGTGAAGATGGGGCTGACGTATCCGCCTCATAAGCTGGCTGAGAAGGTGTTGGATCCTACCCTGCTGAAGATGTTGAGGGAGCAGGAGGTGGGCAAGACGGCGTTCATTCTGGCGGGTGGGAATGCCCACTTTGCCGGTATCAGCCAGCGTAAGTACGACAGCAAGCTGAGCTATGACTACAAGTTCCTGCCACTGACCTTGACGCAAGTTTATGCCGGCAGAATCGCACAGCAGTGTGGGGCTCAGGATCATGTGGTGACTGACTCCAGTGCCTGCGCATCCAGCCTGAAGGTGCTGATGGATGTGAACACGCTGATGAGCCACTACGGGTTTGCGCGGGTGATTGTGCTGACGGTGGAGGACGGGGTATCGAATGCTGTCCTGCATTTCTTTGGTGAATCCAAGGCCGTCTTGACGGATGAAGAGGAGAAGACGGGTGTCAAGCCGAGTGCCTTTGACAAGCAAAACCGGGGCTTCTACGTTGGACAGGGAGCCGCTCTCGCAGTCTTTGACAACTGGCTTGCCGTCAATAAGACGGGGGACACCCCGGTTGCTGAGTTCTGTGGGGCTTATACCGCTTCAGAGGCCAGCACTAATGCCATTGGGCAACTTGAGAACGGTAGCGGCTTTATTAAGGCCATTGAAGGCGTCTTTGAGTTTTCTGCAGTAAAGCCTGACGATGTCAGAATTGTAAAAACCCATGGTACGGGGACAATTTCTAATAACATTTCGGAGTTAACTGCTTTACAATCTACACTTAAAAGTTTTGTTGCCACTTCATACAAGCAGAGAATCGGTCATACGATGGGTGCGAGTGGACTTCTGGAAACTTTGATGCTCTTGGAGGACATGCGATCAGGCGTGATTCCAGAGATTCCGAACCGGACGGAAAGTGACGAAGTATTTTTATCTGAACCTATCAGCCCGCCACCCGGCGCGGTGCTGAGCCTTGCAGCGGGGATGGGAAACGTCTACAGCGCAGCAATCTTCAAACCTTTGTAGGTATTGAGATGCTTGTTGACAGCAAACAAAACCAGCTTGAAGTTGAGCCAATCATTATTTTGGGTGCCGACGAGACCGGTTCTGATTTGCCGCCTGCAAAAATCTATGCCGCTGTTGTAGCAGAGCTTAATGAAAAGAATGTGACTCTGTTCCAAGAAGGCAATACGTTGTTCATTGTTCACCATATCGGCCCCAGAGAGGGCTTCTTCCGTGCGATTAATGCTGATACCGCAAGGAACTATTTAGAGAACTCCTACATATTCATTCAAACTGCCCGTAAGTATGGGTACGATGTATTGCACTCTCATTTTGAGAACCCAACAGTCCTGAACATTTTCAAGGCTATCTCCCGTAACCCACCGTTCCCCGGCATGGGTTATTCAG